CCGCTCGGCGGTCAGCGCGGACAAGCAGCTCGGCGAACACGCCGATGGGGTCGGCACTTTGCTTGCCCTCGCCTGCTCCGGCAGCGCAGGCAGCCGCCTGTCGTCCGCGCTCTGCAGCTTCACGGAATTGCTGGCGCATCCGGTCAGCATCAGCACGAGCAGAATCGCGCTGGCGCTCGAGATCGTTGAGTTGGTCTTGCGCACGTTTGGCCTCCTTGTCGGCTTGTTTCTGGTCTTCAATTTCCTGCAGTCGTTTGGCTTCGGCATCCTCGACTTCCTTGGCCGCGACTTCGCCCATGGCCCGGTCATACCCGATACGCTGCTGGGCGGCTTGATGGCCGTTCCACCACCACCAGGCCGCCAGCACCGCAGCTACCACCGCCGCTGCCTTGATCAGACCGGTGTAGCGCACCAACGCCGCCGGGATGGCAAGCGGGATCATGCTGTCACCCCGCCGGCCTTGATGAACTCAAGCCGCACACGATCGATCGTGTGCTCGTACTGACCGTATCCGGCACCCGGAAGGCTCGCCCATATGTTCGCGCACCGCCGAACGGCCGTGTCGAAATCACCAGCCGCCAGCGCCGGCAATGCGCGTTGTTCGCGGATTTGCTGGATGGCGATCAGGTCTTGCGAAAGCGGCGAGAAGTCGGACAGCTTCAGCAGTCGTCGATAGGCATCGTAGTACCTGGCCAGCAGTTGATACCGGCCGGCGGCTGTACTCTTGACCTTCCATTGCGGGATATGAACCAGCTTGCGCGGATGGTCGTTGTAGTCGTCCATCAGGTCGCACGGGGTGCCCTTGTCGTCAAACAGAGCACCGCCGACAATCACGTTGTAGCCGTCGTCCGACCCCTTGATCCTGGTCGTCCCTTCGGACCATGCGAGCATGTCGAGAAAGGCACAGACATTACTGCCACCGGCTTCGGCTGGGTCAATTCGCGGCATTTTGGGTTCCTCTGTGATCAGTTGCTCGGCGGCATCGCGGGACGCATCCGGGCTTATAAAATCGGTCTGGCACGCCGGCAGACCAGTGATGTGCTGTCACCAGCTGGACGACAGTCATCGCGGCAAGCGCAGCCAGGCCGAACAGGTCAGGCACCAGCCCCCACACCAGCGGTGCGGCCATCCCCACACAGGCGACAAGACCGAGCAAAAAGAAGGCAAAGCGGACATCGGCACGCACCAGCTCACTGGACCGGACTGCCCGGCAAAACACCGAGTAAAAAAGCGCTGCGCACAACGCTTCATGAATAACGATCATCAGCAGACTGACGCTCATTTTTGACCCCCAGCAAATCGACTGATGATCACGCGCACAGCCTCGCCGAGCGCGCCAAATACCGGCCGCCATCCATTACCGAGGGCACCGATAGTCAACGCCACCGGGGCCAAGGACTCATTGACCGGCAGCCCCCACACTCGCTCGATGAGTGTGGCCAAAAACACTGTCAGCACGATGGCCGTCAGCGTGCAGCGCAGCAGCAACCAAGCACCCGCCATGCGCGTGCCGGTACTGCTTGCACTCAGAGGCCACATGGCGCCGGCAAGCGAAGCGAAGGCAATCAGCGCATACGGCCCGGCCATCGGACCAAGCAAAGCGACCGACAGAACGGTCAGTGATACCCCTGCAGAAGTTGAAGGCTCGGCCATTCTTTTTTCCTTTGGATCGGACGCCTAAAACGAAGAAGGCCGCTCAAGGCGGCCTTCCAGGTTCGTGAAAAATTTTAGGTCAGGCGGCGGTGCCGCCGGGGCGAGCATCCAAAGATGCTGCGGCGTCACCCGGCGCAAGCACTCAGCCCGGAACAGCGGTTCGCCTGCCTGCTCGAACGCCCAGGCCACCAGCTCGCTGCAGAACCACGCATCGTCTTCCTGCCAGTCGCGGCGCAGGCCGAGACCGAGGATGGCGGTGAAGTCGTAAGGCTTGCCCAGCTGAGACTCAGCCGCAGCGATCACCGCCCGAGGATCGCGGCACGGCAGCTCGACGACGGCGGCCAGCTTGGCGCGGTCCATGGCCTCGAGCACCGGCACCTTGCGCACGCCGGTCGTCACGGCCTCGATGGCGCACGGCCCGGCGACCAGGGCAACGTGCGACCACTTCGACCAGGTGCATGCCCGGATCACCGCGCTCATCGGATGGTGCGAGGTGGAGAACAGCAGGCGGATGCTGTCCATGGCTTACTCCCCGAAGACCTTGGGCCATCCGGTGGAGAAGTCATAGGCCGCCGGATCCGCGCTGACCTCCATCGCCTGGCGGTGCGCTTCGGCGGCGGCGAAGATCGCCTGGTCGCTGGCCGCTGCCGCGGCGAGCACCTGTCCGGCGAGCTGCTGGGTCATGGTGACGAAGGAGCCGTCCATCGTCTTCCACTGCAGGCTCGCCGGGATGTTGGCCCCGAGCAGCACCAGACCGAGCTGCTGGCTGCGGCTCTTCTGGTCGGAGTGGAACCACTTGGTGCCGACCTTGTATCCACCGTTTTCCGTCAGAGCGTCGCGCTTGGCCTTGATATCTTCCCACTTATCAGCCTTGTTGGATGCCAACTGGCTGTAACCAGCGACCACGGCGTTGATGGAGTTGCGCTGATCCTGCGTGATGGATTCGCCAAAGGAAATCGAGCCATCTGAGCCCCAAGTGAAAGGCAATCCGGCAAGACCGGCCGCAGCAAACAGCTTGCCCAATGCGTTCGTATTGATCATTTCTTACCCCTGAATGCCAAGCGTTGCGTAGAACTTTGCGCCGGTCGTGCTGGTGGCAGATTGCCAAGTCGAGGTCCCTGCATCGGTCTTGCCGATGATCGTCGCGTAGTGATAACCGGCAGCAATGCCGACCTTGTAGCCGATCAGATTAACGCCGCACCGGATACCAGAGGCGCCAATAGCGCCGCCGGCAAGGGCGCCGCCCTCAAGACTTGCATCAGCCGCCGTGCCGTCAAACGCGAAGGCTGTGCCAGCCCAGCGGTTCGCGTCGCCAGAAACAGAGCCGTTGGCGGCGGCGAAGATGGGGTCTTCGGACACGCCGACGACGAAGCCAATGCGGATTTCGCTGTTGAGTTCGACATACGTAGTGCTCGCTGTTGCGCGGTCGGCCGAGAATGTACCGCGCGCCTGACGAAGAACACGATTGCAGTAATTCCAGACCAGACGGTTGGAAAGACTGTCCTCTGTTTTCCCACTGACTGCGCCCGTCCGGAAACTACCGATATATCGCCTGGTTGATGCGCCGGACTTAACCAAAACGCCATTCTGGTACGAAAGTGCCGTGGTCCTGGTCGTATCGTTGGTCCACGCTAGCAATTCAAGCGTCGGAACACCGGCATTGTCGTAACAGAACACGTCATACATCGTGTTTGTCGTGGCCGGCACTGCAATAGACATTTCGGCAGATGTTCTGGAATTCCAGTTCGCCGATCCGTCATACAGCGCAATCCGATTCCCCTTGTAGGGTGTCAGATAGAGCGTCCCGGCATTGGTTACATTGGTAGTGGTAACCGGCGCGCCAGAGGTGAGCGTTAGACGAAAATCGTTGCTTCCATTCCCCAGTGATGCCGTTTTGCTCATGTACAAGGCATCGAGTGCCAGCTTGACCTGGTTGAGCGCGCCGGGAGCAGGAGCAATCCCTCCGGCAGTGATTATGGCCATCAGCTCTTCCATGACCATGTGGTACCAGTACGGGCCCGGCTTAGTGGCCGGCGTCCCGGTGCCGGGATTGCCCGCGGTTGGATAGCCAGAAGACGGGCTTGCGGGCACGCTGGGAGCACTGCCGGCGGCGCCGGATGCGTAGATGCGATCCATTTTTTCTCCTTAGGTATAACTGAACAGAACGGCGGTCTGCGCCGGCTTGAGGCGCTTGATGACGCACTCCAGCAAGGCACTCCCCCAGATGGCGAGCGGGTCTTCAACCGTGTGATCAACGGTGATATCGGTGACGGTGTTGAGCGCCGAATTGACCTGCCAAGCGAAGTTCCAGGCGGTGTCGTAGAGCGGGTACTCGACGTCGTCATTGACGCAGTGCGCCCGGAACTCGGTGATCGTGATGGCGTAGCCCAGGGCCGCCGCGAGGCCGATGAAGTAGGCCGGTGACTGACCGCCAAGGGTTGTCAATCGGCCAACCAAGGCCGCACGACGCTGGGCCAGCGTCTGCTCACCACCGAAGGCCTGCGCACAGGCATCCGGGAGACCGGCGACACGCTCCCAATCGACGAACAGCTCGGCGACCGTTCGCGGATCCGCCTCTTCAACGAGTTGCTGGGCGCGGCCATCGACGCGAGCAAGCTCTGCCGCAAGGGCGCCAAGCAGCCGAGTGAGCAGCGCATCATCGCTCCTCGGCCAAGCCGGACCAGGCGGCAGCAGCACCTGCAACTGGCGCAGATAATCGGTTGCCGTCATGCCCATGTGAGCGTCCCCAGCACGGCCAGCTCACCGGTTGCATGCGTCACGTTCGCGGCCGGAATGGTCAGCTCGTGATCGGCCTCGCCAGCCGCGATGCTGATGGCTTCGCGCAGATGGCTGAGCAGTATGGTTCCGCCGGGCACGGCTTCGCGCCGCAGCAGATCAATGATCTCGGCTTCGATCGCCTCACGTACCGCAGCAGTGTCTGGCGTCAGTCCGGTGATGGTCAGATCGAGCGGCACGGCGACCGGCGCCACGACGGTCACCTGGGCTGTGACCGGGCGCAGCGCATCGATGTGCGCCTGCACCGTGGCCACCTCGCCGGCATCCGGGATCAGGCTGGCATCATCGTCGCGAACGAAGCGCACGGTGACCGTGCCCAGGCCGAGTTCCTGCGGATAGACCCAGGCGCGGGTGACGCCCTCTACCTGCAGCGACCAGGCAACGTAGTCATAGGCGCAGCCGCCCTGCGGCGGTTGCTG